TTTGAAATCCAAGAAGAACACGAGGCCAGATGGTAAATTCATCGGTTGTACGGATACGAAATCCTTAGCTGCAATTTCAGCAAAGATACGACGTACAAGTGGAAGAGCTACACCGTTCCATTGTTCAGCGCTGCTCTCAGCACCGGTTTGGTTGGCTTCAGTTACAAGTTGCTTGGCCTGGTTCTCAAGAAGAACTGCCATGCCTGAGCGCTCATACTCTTTGTTAAGACCTTCAAGAAGACCGGTCTTGTCCCACTTCTTTACAAGTGCAACAGTTTCAGCCTTAACGTTGGCATTAGAGTTATGAGGCAATAATGAATTAACGTTCATTTATGTCTCCTATTATTTAGTTAAACCAGCTAACTTTTTCCAGCGGCTAGCTAAGTCATTACCTTCGGCAATGATACCAGCTTCCGGCTTAGTTGAGCGGGTTGGTTTAGACGCATATGATTCTTTTAGACGCGTCTTGGTTTTTGGCTTACCGAATGATTCGGCTAAAGTTGAATATACAAGCTTAACTTCACGCATATTATGAGCACGGTCAAAGTTTTCAATAACACGCATTTTTTGGCTTTCATTCAACTCGAAATTCTTAAATAACTTATTAGAAAATAGCAATTTAGCATTAAGAAGATTTACTTCATTAAGCTGAGACTTGAGATAACGTATTACATTATACGCTTCTGCTAGTTCATCTTCTTCAGGGGCCTCTTCTTTCGCTGGCATTTCTTCATCTTCGGTCAATTCTGACATGAGTTCATTAATATCAACTTCTTCATCTTCCATGGTTTCTTCACCTTCCATTTCCGATAAAGCTGCTAATACTTCATTCATATCAAGCTCTTCATCATCTTCTTCGTATAGATCAATGCCCTCGCCGTCTTCAGATGATGTAGCGGCGCTAGCGGATGGTTTACGATTATCAGATGACCCGATTTCAGATGAATCAAGTGCATCAAGTTCACGAAGTATTTCCTCGAGATCCATATCTTCCTCTTCAGCTACGCCAGAATATTTTGTATCATATTCTTCTTTTTCTAAAGCCGGACCTTTATCTGGAAGCGCGTCACCTGTAAATGACATGTCTTCTTCCATTTCATCTTCCAACTCTTCAGAAAGCTTAGCATGAAGGATTGATTGTAATCTCGGTGTAAATGCCTCCGTAAGTGCAGCTTTTGCATTAGCCATGGCCGTTTCACGTACAGCTTTGGCGTCAGCAATCGCTTCTTTTAAAAGATCATTCATGTTTTTCCTTAATTTAATTTATGGAATTAAGATTATTCAGAATCTTAATAGACGTAAATATATCGTCAGGGACTGCATATTATACTGCAGTATCTATAATATATATGCCGGTATGTGAAAAACCGGCCGTATAAACAGTAAGAAAGGCGACATAAGCCGCCTTTCCCATAAAAAAAAATAAAAAATTACTCAAACATACGTTGCCAGCGATGTTGACATTTATAAATGCTGGCCTTTTTATCGAGTCTTCGTTGCACCGAGGGTTTAATAAACTCGGCGCGCTCTTTAAGTTTATCTATAATACCGGAATCTTTTAACTTACTTTTCCATTTACGTAAAGCAAATTCAATATCTCCGTTAGGTCTACGTTCAGATTTTAATACCACGACTCCCGTCGGGGTGCCAGGAATAATAGATTGATGATGTCGTAACTGTTTCATATTTTGTTTAACTATATCTTAATATATAAACATTTTTTCAATTATCCAAATGTTTATTTTAACGACTCATTTACTTTATAGTATTTATTGAGTACAGTGCCCATATCATCATATGCCGATTCTAGACGCTGTTGTAGTTCATCCATTTCTTCCGCGGTGTTATTGAAAACTTTATAAGCTTCTTTTAATTGTTTCATATGTCTTGAGACTGTTACATTATCAAACCAATGTTCAGATTCTTGCAATGTTAATTGCTCTGCTATATCTACAATGTGGCCCATTTGGTCGGCAGTTTCACGTAAACGGGCTGCACGATAAATGTTTTCGCCTATTTGTTGATATTGAGATACGGCTTCGAGGAATTCTTTTTTCTGTTCTTTACTCATGGCTTTTGGCTCTTCTTCTCGCAGCCATTTTTCATAAAGTGACATCGCTGATAATTTTTTATTCATTAGGTATCTCCCGTCGATTTGCTAAAAATTTATTAAGATTATCTATACCTTTATATAGTGCATTGATATATCTTGAAAATACTACAAACTCTTGTTCTGAATTATTACGTATAATGGTACCGGCATCTTTATGCATGTCTTCTATCTGTAGTCGAATATCTTGAAATTTATCAATAATATCTGAATATGTTAATTCAGCTTGCTCTGACAATATTTCACTGATTTGTTGTCGTATTAATGATCTTATTTTATCGTGTGTCATCATATGTCCATTATGGAATCATTGGGCCGGCATATGGATATGTATAAGTACCTTGAACTGATGCTAGATTATTAACTGCATTTGGGCCTGTACCAAAAGTACCAACATTTGCAAATGGATCCATATAAATACCGGTACCGGCGAACCCAAAATTAGGCGTAGTTGTTCCGAACATTGGACCATATGAACTCAATCCATATTTCCCGGCTCTGAATAAACTTCTCCTAACAGTTGCCGGTGCGCCTTGAAGCGGCCGCGGATTTCCAAATGCAAAATTAGAGCCTAATGCCCATTCACCTGAACCTAGAGGATTATCACCATCTGGCCCAGTTCCGCCTGTATACCCAACATATCCGGATGTGGTCGTTGGTTGCGGGCCCGGTTGACCTATAGGATTATTAGGCCCATATAGGCTGGTATTTGCTAATTGTTCTAACGATGGCATTTTAGAATTCCTTTATTATATTAGTTATCAACCTATTTATTGATAAATATGGATCTACATTGCTTTTAGCGCCGGCAGATTCATTTACTGGATTAAGAAATGCCCCGTGGGTCGATGGATTTGATACAAAATCGAATGCGATTAATTCAAACTCAGGTTGTACTTGTAACAATCGACTAGACCCATCCTCTGACATTACCTCTTTAACGGATCCCATGCCACGAGATGATATGCCTAAACGTATTCCTGATTTGAAAAGCTCCTTAAGTATATTACCGGAAGGTGTCGATAACACTTCAACTGTACCCGTTAAATCGTCCCCATCCCAATGCATTTCCAATACATTATGCGATACATTATTAAGGTTAACAACGTTTGAATCTGGATGATCTAATTCTCCCAATGCACGCCTTTCTTTTACAAAAGTACCGTTATATTTCGAGACTTCACGTTCTAATATCGCGCGCGGATATACTCTACCGTTTTGATTTTTAGCATCGGCACGTTGTAATGTCCCTTTGACAATTAAACGTCCATTGTTGGTTTGCATGCTCTCGTTAATTTGCTGAGCATTTACCTGGAATGGTATATAATCGACAATTAATTGTTTGTTCATTTGTATTATCCTTTTCTCGGTAAAGCAATATATGGTGCTACCGCGGCGTCAATGATACGATTGTCACGATAATATCCACTAGGATCATAGAATCTATCAGTACCATTTGTTGTAACTGATACCGATGCAGTTGCGGATGTAAATGTAGTGTTTATATTCGGTACACCCCCTTCATTTATCGCAGTAATACTTAATGATTGACTGCCCGCAGCTAAGGTTGAGGAAAATAATGTATTAGGGGCTATGGTATTTGTAAATCCTGCAACAACCGCGGTAGCGGCTTGGTTTGCTATAGCACTATGCCATCTATGCAGTAAACTACCAGTTATATTACCAGTTTCAGCATAATTAAACGACGCTGTTACAACTCCATCAACGCCATTGGTATCTGATGCTGTAAAGCTTGACCCGGATGCAATATAAAATCTAAATTTCTTAGTGGATTGTATATGGTTATATGTATAATCCAATGCCCCATTATATGCATAAATATCAAAATAAAATCCACTGATACTAGCACTTAATGGATGCTGTGCACCTGTGATACTATTAGTAAGACCCGATGCCCATTCAAATTTACTTACCTCAGATGTATACCCAATTAAGAATGGAGTAGACTTGGCAGTAGTCGAATTATTTGCAGCTACAGACTGTCCTGGGCTTTTATATTCATTTAATATAATAGGGTCATACCAAGATATCTTATTCTGTTCTTGTATGAAACGTACACGGGCCGCCTCTATACCTTTAGATTCGATTAATTGTTTAATATCCGGTCTTCTAACGAATTCTTGCCAACGTAGTGTCATTTAGATAATTCCTTTAATTTATTCGATAATCTCGTCATACGTTCATTTATCTTTGTAAACCGTATCCCAGTCGATTTCCAAAATTGTGATGAATTAACGCCCATTTCTGTTTTTAATCGTATATTGTTATGTACTATCTTTTCAATTTCAGCTAACATTTTGTTAACTTCCATTATACTTTGATTTACTTTTTTTACTGGGGTTGATGATTCGTCTTTTTTGTATTGTCGATATGATACTGATTCTAACATTTGAGCTTCATTAATAGCTCGGCCGTTCTCATATGAAGCTATGGTAGTTTTATCGTCATACCAATCACTGACTTCATATCCGGCCGACGTTTTGTTAACATGCTGTACATATCCGTTTTTAGAACCTTTTAACGCTTCTTTTTTAGCTTGGTCATGCGTCATCGATTCTTCAATACTATATATAGATTGCACACCATACATTTCAGACATCATTTCTTTATATGTAGATTTACTTTCCATTGGACGAAAATATTTATTAGTTTTAGGAGCTTTTTTATATCCTAATATTTCAATTTCCGATGCCGGTTTTTCATCTTTGCGAAACGCATATGGAGTTTGGTATCCAGGTACATTTGCAGTGGTCGACTCTTCAGTAATACTATCGAGTATTTCAATATTGACGGCATCGAAGGCATCTTTTATCGCTGCAATAATATCCTCATCGTCAGATGCATATACATTACTACCATACATCTTATATTGACCTTTAAGGTCTCGTCGGTCCCCAATTACTAACTGTGCATTTCGGGCATCTCTGACAGCTACCTCGATATAATATGGCTCCTCAACGCCTAATTGATTTTCATCCATTTTGGCAATAGTACCTAAACGTTTATGTAAATATGAATCTGAGTTATCAACATCGCCATCATTATCAACATCTTGATCATCTAAGTCTTGAAAATCAGCCGATGCTTCTTCGTCGTCGATAAAGTCGACTTTCTCGTGTACAAAGTATTGTTTCATTTCAGCTAATAGTCCCATTTGTTATTGTTGTCTTTTGAATACATATATATTACCGCCGGTTGACTGAATTTTAATTGGCGCGATTTCATATACTGATCCGGTATTTAGATCGTTACCGGCAATTGTACCGCCGCCTACGACGAAAATTTGAGTACCAGCTGTATTAGATCCATTACCTAACATAAATGCACCGGCGCCATAATTAGATCCGGTAAATGAGGCGGTTGTAGTCGTGGATACAGTTACTGTACTATGAAAACGACCAGGAATTCCTAATCTCTCAAACTGATTATTAACGGTCGGGGTGACCGAATATGGACCGCTATTAAACGACATTAGTTACTCCTTTAACTTGATTTATAAGTTCATAATATCGAAGCATCGTCAATACATGTTTATCTTGAATAACTTTGATATTATTAAATGTATTTAACATTTCGGTAACTTCATGAAGTTTAATTTTTACAACTTTAGATGTTACTGATTTACTTAAATTTGCTAATTCCAATTGTAATGTAGGTATTTCACGCTTTATTTTATTCAATAAATCAGGTGAATTGTTAACTGAATTAACATACTCACGTAATAATTCTTTTTGTTTACCAGTAAGCCCGGCATATTTTTCATTGAAACGATCGACAACAATTTTAGAAGCCAACTGACGTATGATTGGATCTTCTTTTATTAATGATTCATTAACAGAGATTTCATTGGATTTCTCCGGATATATTACATGTTCAGTAACTACCGAAAAACTTCTAGTAATATCCGCGGGTGAATCGATTGACTTATATTCGAATAATTTATAAATACTTGCAAGTAACTTATAATTATTGACACGTGAACCGATAAAATTCTCGAAAACAAAATTATTTTTAATATCACGTATTAAATTATATTTTGCACGACGTAATTCGCTTTCATTTAATTGTTTACGGGAAGCAATTGCAGTTGCGATAAATCGGGTCGCATATGATTTATTATCAAACTTTTCTTCCGTTAGTGTACGATATAATGATAATTCTTTATAAAGTTCACTGCCTTCTTTGAAATGTTTTTTTAATATTGTAATAGCCGGCGATTTTTTATTATTCATAGTGTCAGCCGCGATTTGTCGTACTAACAATTCAAATAATATAGCTGTATTTTTTATCTTAGAATGTTTTAACGTATTCATTCAAACTTCCATTGTTTTTTTCGAGCATTTTTAATAAATATATAATAGCTACTATTTCATTAGTCATTTAACAAATTACTTTCATCTAACATAGTACCAAAATCATTATCTTGTTGCTCACTATGTAAACTTTCATGTAGTATTGTAGTTGTTTTTAATGTTGATGGAAGTTGTTTTATAAAAGCAGTAAATTCTGTTTGTTCCGTACTCAATGCACTTCCACCACGTGGAGTTGTTGTAGTACTAAGGTCATATAGTTTATTTGTATCTTTGACTCCGAATGGGTCGCGGCCAAACGCATCTTTATGCCTACCCCATGTACCATATTTCTTAGGACGGCCCGGGCCCGGTGTATTTTTAGTAGGCATGCCCGGCAGTGACATTTTAGTCGCGATATGCATAGACGCAATATCATGCGGTGTTCCGAATGACATATTAGTCTTTTTCGGATCATTACCTTCATCTTCGATTTGCTTGCGTCGGAAACGTTCTTTGAGATCTTCAATTACTAATTCACGTTGCTGTTTCCATTCATCTTCAGATATCCCAAATATGTTTTCATAAATCCATTGTTCTGAAAACATGTTAAGTTCTTTGAGATTATTAGCTAGCGCATATTTTTCATTTAGTAATTCAACTTTCTGTTTTTCATAAATAATAGATGGGCTAGTTAATTGTAATTCAAAATCGACTAATTCGGCGTCTGTAAACCCCTGACTATAAAGATGTACTATGGCAATTTTAGTCAATTCTGATATGAATACTCGTTGTATCCTCTCTATGGTACGAGCAAATCGTATATCTTCTGCAGCGAGAGTACTCTTCCCTTCTACCCCTTCGTCGTATCCTAAGAATGCTTTAGGTATTTTTAACGCGGACATCATTTTGTTACGTAGATATTCAATATCTTCGATCTGCCCGTCATTACTTAATCCATTAAGTGACTCAATACGTGTACCCGATTCACCACCTCGTACGGGAAGATAAAAATCTTCCATCATATTCATTAAGTTGAATTTGAGGTTATAATCGCCAGTACGTTCATCAATATATGGAGTCTTTTTCATAGTATTAATGATATTTTTCATATGAGCATCGACTTCTGTGGGCGGAATATTTCCTACGTCGATATAAAATAATCGTCTTTCTGGGGCACGCATTATACGATGTAGCATCATAGCATCTTCCATAAGTATCAATTGCTTGAATACTTTACGTGCCGATTCAATCATTGATTTACCATATGGTAGATAATTTGCATCTGATAACAATCTAAAATGTGCTACCTCATATGGCTCATATGATTTTTTATCCGCGGATGGTGAATATGACGTATTTTGAAATGTAAATCTATATGCATATGGGTTTTCTGGGTCATACCCCTCTTCGCGTACTACCTCATATGAAGACATGGGAGTTACATTTACAATACCAACCTCCGGTGATATGTCTAAGTACAAGTAAAAATCGCCATACTTACATGCATTACGTATCCATGGCCATAAATTATATTCGATATTTAGAATATCATAAAATAAATTATGTAAGATCTTTTGTATTTTATCGTTATTTGTCTTGATGCCCAGTACATCATTTTCAACGTTTTTCACTGTACATTCATCAGCGTATACGTCCAATGCAGATCCGATAATTGGATCTAGATCCATTGCTTCATATTCTGTATACAATTGCATTCGGCTGGATTGATAACTATATCCCGTGCCATTGTATGTACTATAATTAGTACCTTTTTGGTGTATACTAGAAAATCTATCAGCATATCGGCTGTTATGTCGATTACCTACTGACTGCAATCTATTAGTATCAACTACACGTATACGGTCTTTACCTATACGACGTACTACTACATTAGTTGAAAATAATCGTTGTAGTCTAGAAAAAAATGATTTATCTGTTGCCATAAGATTGACGGTACGTTAGGAAATTATGTTCTATATATAAATATGTAGCAATCACAATAACCATCCTAAATCTTCCTGTGGGCCGTTACCAGTTGACCAACTCCACCCCGGTGATGATGACTTTGTACTATAAACACTGGTATCAGCTTTGCCAAAATGCCCTAATGCTTTACGTGATAAATCTAATCCTTGTTGCTGTAATCTTAAAGCAGTATCACGTATCCATAATGAAATTCCTAATGACATCGTTAAATCGTCATTATATCCGCGGTCGGCTTCTGCCCGGGCACCATTCCATATAAACGTGAATAATTCATCTATAGTACGAGTAGAATGTATTACTAATGACTTTTCTCTGAAATATGTTTCTAATTTTGATATTAATAATGGTCTAGTTTTAGATGTTGTAGAAAACCCGGGCACCATTTGAGATTTATTTTTTAAATCATATCCTTTCATTAAATGAATATTTTCATCGATATACGCATCATTACGATAACTGTAATATAAATTACTGTAATTACGATCGATTAAAACTTGTAATACAGCCCAACCGACATTGGCATTCTCAACTACTAGTAAAGCATTATTATACTCAGTCGCAACCGCTAATAACATATTACCATATTCGGTTGTTCCTATTTTACCGCGGTATTCTGCTACTTGACGTACTGACTCGATATCAATAACATGAAATGCACTATAATCGCCACCATCGCCTCGGGCAACGTCTGCCACCACTGTATACTTTTTTGAATAATTTGGGTAGTCCCATATCCAATAATTTCCATCAAAACCTCGCCGTTCTATAGGATCTTTAACATACGTTTCTTTATACCACTGTAATAAATTACCATCGATGACAGTATGGCCGGAGGATATGAAATCACAATCGCAATTGTGACTTATAATATTATTTGTTAAATATAAATGGCCATTATGTACATTGGCAAGATCATACATTTTAATATCATCTTCTATTAACTCATAATTGGTTACAGGAGACCCGTTTATAATATCTCCTAATTTTATATCAGATGCTAATACATTATTACCTTCATTAACAATTATATGATTTAAACTACATTTAAGTATATTATCCCCTATTGTTATATTTAGGTATTTAGTATGAGTTGACTCAAGTATACCATCAAATAACTGGAATCCAGTAGGAGTTAAAACTTCATAT